CTAAAAGACCACCTGTTCTAATTCCAAATCCTTTTTCTACAGGACCTGAATATTTCATTTTTCCAAGTATAGCATCTGTTAAAAATGGTTTTGCCTTACCAAATAAACTACCAGATCCAAAAAACTTACCACCACCAAAAGGTATTCCTGATAAACCTGCAGCAATAGCAATCTTACCTACTGGTGACTTTGCAATTTTTTTAACTGATCTTGTAACTTTTTTAACAAGTTTACCTAAACCATACATCTGTCTTGCTGATTCAAAATCCATTTCACCACCTACAACATCATTATTCATGATACCACCTTCAGCTCTTAAATCCATCTCTTTACCACCCATATCTAATAGTGGCATAGTCTTCTTGGCTACTGGTTCTTTCATAGAACCACCCTCAGCTCTAAATCTTCTCGCTCTAAAATCTTGTGAAGTTCCAGCATTTAAAATAGATCGTCTAGCTTCTTCTATATCTATACCAGTATTATCAGATAATTGTTGAGCTTCATTTTCTTGTTCTGGTGTCATTAATCCTGCTAATGCTGATGCTCCTAATATAGCTGATCCTACACCAAAATTAGAAAGTATACCTTCAGGTACGTTTGGACCTACAGCATTAGATCCAAACAAAGCAGTTTTTCCTGCAGAAAATATTCCTGTATCTCCAAAAAATTGTCCTCTACCAATAGCTCTTAAAAAAGGACTTTTTGCAGTTGTTCCAAAGGTAGTCGGAAAAATTTTTGCTAAACCTTGTCCACCAAATTTTATAGTGGCTGCTGCTATCGCAGCTTTACCTATCGGTGACTTTGCGATCTTTTTAACTGATCTTGTAACTTTCTTAACAAGTTTACCCAGACCATACATCTGTCTTGCAGATTCAAAATCAAACTCACCACCTACAACGTCACTGTTCATAATACCACCTTCAGCTCTGAATCTTCTTGATAATTGAAAAGGTTCTTCTACCTCTGGTTCTTGTTCCGTGATGCTTGGTGCTTGAGCAAACATTGTCTGTGGTAATACAATTTGATTATTATCATCGTCACCTTGATCAATAGGATTACCATACGCGTCTATTGCACCAGCCATTCTATTTTTCATATAATTTTCAAAAGTTGGAATTTTCATTCCTCTATCTAAAAGTGATGGCACAACTTTATCGTCAAAAAATTTTTTATTATTTAATGGACCAAACACACTGGCTACTCTTCTTGCGGCTCCAATACCGGGTATAAAATCTAAAAAACTTAATTTGCTTGGTCGTTGAAAAACATCTTGTTTTTCTCTTGGATCACTTAAAGTTCCTCTTTGCACATTAGTAATAGCTTGTGGAACAGACCTTATTATGCCTTGTTCTCTATTTGTATTATCTCCGCCACCACCTGTATCTCGACTAGGTGAAAAATCTCGGCCTGAACCCATGCCAGATGCACCAGCCCCCAAATCAGCACCACCGCCGACTTGTAAAAGTTGTCTTGCTATTTGAGTTCTAGTTATGGCCATTTATCTATCCTATTTTGTTTCTCCAAATAAATCAAGGCTTGGCATGATCACCCTGACATCTTTTCTTATCTCTGACTCGGGTATGCCTTTTGCCTTCCACTCCTCATCATTTTTGTATTTCTCACCTGTTCTAAGGTTATAGATCTCCTCTATTATTTCTTTTGGTTCTATTACTGATATATCTACTGGTTTGTCTTTCATTATGCTGTTACCTCTCTCGGCTGTATTTCTAATATCGAGGCTATGACGTGCAGCTCGTTCGCGTCAGCAGCCTGTACTTTAAGGACTTCGCTCTCCTCCATCACAAGAGGTTGGGTCAAAAGTTCTGTTGATGCCTTGGATCCTACGGCTTTATCTTTAAATAGATTAAATATAGCACCACTAGAGTTTACCAATGTTATGGTTATTGTGGTTCCTGATCCCGCATCCTCTGTTACCAATAATGATTTTACAACAGTGGTTGTTGCACTTGGCACTGTATACAATGTTGTAAGATCAGTTGTAGTTAAATCTACTTTTTTGTTTTTAAAATTATTAGCCATTAATTTAAAAAGAAGTTTTGAGCTTCTACCTCATCTTTTAATTCCTGTTGAAATGTTGTATTTAATTTTTCCACAATCGCATCAAGATCTCTTACCTGTGCCTCTGCTGTTGGCAGATCATATTGTTCACTTGGTCTTGTTAATACCTGTACTATCTTTGCCATTATCTTCTTCCGTCTGGTTGTATGTCTAACCTAAAAGTTCCTAATCTCCAACTTTGATTAGCTGCTATGTTTTCTATTTTTAAAGATACAGCTCTACCCCTTGCTCTTGTATCAACCTTCTTTGTGCTAGATGTTATATCAAAAGGCCCAAGAGAAGAACTTGTTCTAGAATCATTTGGAAAATCTCTTAAATTTATTGTGACCCTTGTTGCTCCAGTTTGTGAGATAAAATCTGGTATGAATCTTCTGACTTTCATTAAAAATTCACCATCTCCTCTAAGGTCAGCTAAACCAGTTGATTGTCCTGTGATACCTCTTCTTTGACTTATATCAAAATCTCCTGAAGATATGTTTGCAAGAATAGCAGTGGTTGAACCGCCTTGAACTTGATCAGTTCCTGTCTCATGTTGATAATATATTGTTCTACCCTCTGTGTTGCCCACAACGTCAAAAGATGAATCATTGCCTGCGGTGTATTCAGTTGCGTGTGGGCTACCAAATACTGCAGAGTCTTGCCACATTGTTCTAGCTAAAGATCCAACTGTCCAAACTGGTCTTTGAGGTGAAGAGTCAAAATAGTTATATGCAACCATTCTGTTTACAACAGAGGATGAGGAAGTTGGATAAAACCACATGACCTCACCAAAAAGATTATTTAGTCCAGCAGATATCATCTGATTACCGGACTCTAAATTTATATCATTATATACAAAATCTTCTACCAAACATGGTAACGATTCTAGTTTACCAGCATATCTAAAGAAACCATTTTCAGACAACCAATATGCAGAACCATCAACTTCAACACATGCGTTCTGTCCTGCTAATCCACAGTTCGTACCTACCTGAGAAAAGGCAAAGGTAAAAGGTTGACCAACAAAACGTTGTGTAAATAAAGCTGTGTCAGTCCAAACAAGAATCGAATCTCTACCTCTAATAGCACCTCTGATCTGTGATCCGTCAGCCAGTCTTTGTGTACCAGCTGTATTAGTTGCTGTAGGTGTGTACGTGTTAATATCCTCCTGATCAGAGAATCTAATAAACATATTATCCTGTGATGACGTATCACCAATAATTGTTTCTGTTCCAAAGAATACCAAGTGACGATCCGGAGTAGATACTATCATGTGTCTTGATGCAGTTGGTGCACCAGATATAATTGTTGCTCTTGTGTTTTCTGCACCTGCAGCTGCAGAGTTCCACTCAAATACAGCGCTATCGTGAATAAGACAGATGGCTTTATCACCAAAATTATCTAATGACCACATACCAGGTTCTAACACTAAATCTCCAGATGCAGCCTCGCCCCATGCCACAAAATTAGTTGTACTTGTAACAGTTGCTCCACCACTATGAGCTGCAGCAGAAGTTCCTCTAACTTCTCTTGTAACACCTGTAAGTTCGTTACCAGATATACCTGTGTAAGAGATTTCTTCGTTATCTATTTTAATAAAGTTTGTGCCTGTATCTGGAAACTGTGATACGTCTCCTAATATAATACCTGTTGTTACAGCATCATTAATACCATTTGTTAATGTAGTTGTAGGTTCTCCAGCTACTTCACCACCCCATGATCCAAGTGACCAACCAAAACCTTTTGCTTGAACAGCTGGTCCTACAGGATAATAATGTTGTACTCTAATACCACCTGATGTTGTTGCACCAGATCCTGTTTCGTTTGATGGCATTGTTATTGTAATGGTTGTGCTTGTTGGCACAGTGGTTACCATAAATTTTTTATCATCAAAATCAGATGCTGCAAAATTAGAATTAGTTATAGAACTAAAATTATCCAGTAAGATTATATCCTGTGCAGATATACCGTGATCTCCACTGAAAGTTATTGTAACAGTTGGTGATCCGTTGGTCGTGGTGAATGCACTTGTGAGCGTTGTTGTGGATTTAATCGGATGTATGTCATAAAATACACCACCAGAGAATGCATATAGAATTCTGTTTGTGCCGATAATTGCATACTTTCTAGCCTTACTATTTACAAAATGATGAAGTCCTCTACCAGCACCAGTCAAAGCATCATCACCTAATTGTTTCCAACCACCTATCTTTTCTGGAATACCATAACGAAACCTAACATTATCGCAGTCGGTCCACTGACCCTCTGCTCCTGTGTCTGTGATTTGTTTGTTTATACCTGGCTGAAAACCTATCTTTTGTAGCATAATAATCCATTATACCTATTTTGCAATTAATTAACAGATTAAAGTACGAGGAGTGTGGTTGTGGTGGCACTCCCCATACGAGTCTTTTTTATAGACTATTTCGTAGAATTAGTCAACTTAGCACTCTTAAACCAAGCTGGTAAACCTAACAAAGGTCTTTTATCTAGTAAATTATCTTTAGCTGTTTTTGAATTAGCTTTATTATAATGTAAAAAAACTTGGGCACAATCTTTACCTCTAAATTCTTCTCTCCAATGTTCTAGATCACATCCTGAATAAATTAACATGTCACCTGGTTTTAAATCTATTTTAACACCTGCTCTACCTGTATTTCCAGTGGGGTCTAGATATATGGGCCATGGGTCACCACCTAAATTTAATGTGGTAGATATTTCACAAGAGTATCTATCTTTATGTCTATTAAGAGTATCACCTTGTTTATAAATTCTTGCATATGAATATGTTTCAGATAATTTTAAACCTGTATGTTTTTCCATAATAGGTTTTACGTCTTGTAATAATGTTTCCATCACCACATCAGCATAATGTGAATATGTATTAGGAACTTGTGTATCATTCCATGTGCCCCAATATTCTGTAAAAGGTGATATATATTTTGAATCAAATAAAGCCTTTGCAACCTCCCTTTTGTTTAAAAAATATTTATAAACAAAATCTGCTAATTCTTTTGATATAGCTCCTTTTAAAACACTATATTTATTTTTTTTAAACGACATTTTTATTTCTCCTTTTCTTTAAATGTTATTACCATAACTAACCTATATCCTCTTTTAGGAAAATAATGATAATGAGGTAAATAATCAAATAAAATACCTTTGTTTTTTTTAGGTGCTATTTCTTTTAATTTTTTATTCTTTTTATTTAATATAACCGTCTTAGCGTTTTTATCTGAATCGTTTAAATAAATCAATATTTGTTTATGTTCATAATTATGATCGTAATGAATAGGACATTTTTTTACAGAATTATTCACTGTTAGATTAATTGCTGCCCTATATATCTCAGCTTCTTTTATTTTAAATTTAGAAAAAACATACTTAATAACTCTTAAAAAATTTTGATAGTGAATTGATTGATACCTATTTTTAGTATCTACTATTTCTTTTCTTTCAATAATGCAATGTTCAAAATAAAAATCTTTTTTGTTTTCTACTGTGCTGTTTCCTCTGAACACAAAAGGAACTTTTTTATTAATTATTAAATTATTTATAATTTGTAAATCGTTAGGGTGTATTACTTCATTTTTTTCTACTATCATGTAAAATACTTATATCCTAAATTTTTATGTAAAATGTTCCATAAGTATGGAACAAATGGAAATATGTTTATATTGTAGTTAAAAACATCTCTTCCTCTATTATTTAAATTTATGTAGATCTTTGCAGATTCCCATATGAGATTATTTAAAAGATGTTTATTTGTCATTTCTTTTGTTTCTTTCCAAAAAATAGTATTATGTATAGATCCTCCATGATAGATAAAATTAATAAAATTTTCATAAGCTTGTGATAGTATATCAAACTCATGATTTACTTGATTTTCTGATTTATTATTTCTAATAAAATCAAAAAATAATCTATTAATATTATCATAGACAACACCAGATAATGCTTCTAATGGTTCATAAAATATTGCCCTATTTCCATTTTTAATAATTCTTTTATTCAATAATTTTTTTGATCTGTAAGGTTTAAATTTAAACTCATTTAATTGATTCTCATTTATTTTTTGTTTTAATATTTTTTGTAAGTCTTCAATAGCTTCAATATCAGTTGTAATTTTATCATTAAATAAATATCCCCAACCTTGCCTTGAACTTAATGGAATTCCAAACATCCATCCATTTTTATGTGCGTAATGATAAGTAAAATTCCAGTCTCCTGGTTTATCAATAGGGTACACCAAAGCTTTATTTAAAGGTAAGCTTGTGCTTACATGGTAATCTTCATAAGACTCCGGCCAACCACAACAATCAATCACATAATCAAATTTATAATTGTTTACCTTCACTTCTGTCTCAGAAGCATTTACTGATGAAATATTTTCTTCTAAAATTTTAAATCTATCTTTATAAATTTTTTGACACTCATTAAAAACAAATGATTGCAATTTAAAATTATTAAAATGTAAAGCGTAAGAATTAGGAATTATTGGACTATGAAAATTTTTTTCTCTCCAATCTTTATAAAAAACAGAATATTTTAAAGTACAATCTAATTTTTCTTTTTGTAAAACTGGATTAAAATTAATTGACTCCCAAAGAAGATGGGGAAGTTGTATATTACTACTTTCCCCCACTCCTAATATTTTTTTATTAGGATTAAATATGCAAGTTACGTTTGCATTTGTATATCTTAAAAAATGACATACGGACATAACACCAACTGTACCAGCACCTAACACTGCTATTTTCATCTGTTTTTTACAATATCTAAAACACCTTTTGGTATGGCTTGTGCGTTCCAATGTATAAACCTAAAAGGTTCGTAACCTAAATCAACTGTATATTGATGTGGCATGTAAGATGGAAAAAATATCATTCTTCCTGGATTTGGCACATAATGCACATGAGATGATGCAAAAGTGGTTTTATTTTTATCTTTCTCTGGTAAAAGATTCATCATATTACCTTGTCTTGGATCTTCAAATAAAGGCGCTGATGTTTTTTTACTTCCTTTTAAAAAATAAAAACCAGACATGTGACCGTTCCAATGTGTATGTAAAGCATGGTGTCCCCCGCCATCTTTTGCAAATTCTTGTACCCACATTTCTGTTATAAATACTTCATAATTGGTTAAATCAAAACCCATTTCACTTAACAAATTAGTGCAAGTTGCACCGATATAATTTTGAAATTCCATAAAACCTTTTTGATTTACTAAACTAGATGAATGATACACAAGACCTAAATCTCCTTTATCTCCCATTTCTTTATCTCTATTTTTTTTAATATGTTTCATTGATTCTTTAGAAGAAACAATGAATGGATCAGATGCTTTATTTAATTCATCTACATATTCTGGTGCATCTGCATACCAAATAGGGCAAGCAAAATACTGTTCTAAATATAATGTTTTTGGTAATTTTTTTTTCATAATTTTTATTTAAATGGCCAACCTAAATTCCAAATTACTAAACTATTTCTTTCACCTTTTTTTACTGGACATATTCTATGCCATACAAACGAAGGAAATACAACTAAAGAACCTTTGGGTAGTATTTCATTACATTTTACAATATGTTTTTTACCAGGCGCACCATCCTTTAAATCAAACTCAAGTTCTCCACCTTTATATTCTTTTGGATCAGATAAGGAAACAGTGACTGATAATTTTCTAATTTTTCCATGTGAAGGATCTTCTTTATTTTCTCTTTGATAAGGTTTATCCCAACTATCACAATGCCAATTATAATATTGACCTTTTGAATATTTTGTAAATTGACAAGACTCTGACCAATGCCACTCAAAATTCCAACCAGCCAATTGATTTGCTCTATGAACATAAGGTTGTATTTCTTTAAATATCCATCTATCATTCATCCAAACAATATTGGAATCTCTCCTCTTTTTTAAATCTTTTACTTGTGATTTATTTAATTTCTTATCCCCAAATCCACCAGTTACCGCCATCTGATCTTTTAACTGATGACCTAATCTTACGATATCATCGCAGATTCTTTCCGGTATTACAGATTGGAAATACCAATATTTATAGTGTAAATTCATTCTTTTTAATAAGAATTCACTATATACATATTTTAATTAAAAATCAATGATTATTCAGCAGTAGATGTCCAACTTGAAGAAGTTGGTTCCCATTCAAAAGTATTTGGAGGATTATTAAAATCTCTTGCTTTCCATTTTTGATTAGTATCATCCCAATAAATACTATATGGCATTCCATCACCATATGTTGTGACACTAGGGTAAGCTACAGGACCTTGCCAATCTCCATTGTTATCTAATGTCCAATTTGGAAAAGGTTGTGGTACTATAAATCTATCATTAGCGTCATCATAAATAAAACCTATTCCAGCGTATTGTTTTCTAAAATTATCATTATAAGAAGTTTGTTTCCATGTTCCGCCATTAAAAAAATTTTGACACCATGTTTCACCATCAACGTGCATGTCATTATCCCCTAATCTTCCATTAGAAGTTTCAGTATCATTACTCACTACAATAACTTGTTTTACTATCCAATGTGTGTCTGTTGTAAATCCTGTTGGATCAGTTTCTTGTTCTATTTTTGCAAAATGAGCCATTAACTACTACTCCAAGTTCCAGCCTTAACATTATCAAGAACTTCTCCCATTCTCCAAACACCTGGACAAACTGCCGGTGCAGTAAATGAATTTTCTTTAACGACAACCGCACCAGAACCACCATATCCCCATGTAGAACCAGCACCAGCGCCACCTCCACCAGTGTTAGCTGCGCCATTTGTAGTAGGTCGTCCTGTATCATAACCTGGGCTAGCTGGATTATCACCTCCACCGCCATTTCCACCTGCAAAGCCAGCTGGTGAGTGACCACTAAAACCTCCGCCACCTCCAGCAAAAAAAGAAGAATCTCCAGCACAAGTTGGCATCCAAGGTATAGAAGGACTTCCTTTTCCAACACCACCAAAGGCATTTGTACTTGGGCCAGCATTTCCACCAGCTCCTCCGCCACCTCCCCCTAGAGCAGGGCCATTAGGCGCAACAGAGGCACCACCTGGATTACCAAAACCTGAACCTGGGAAACCTGAAGCGTCTGTTTGTGTTGCAGAACCAGCTGAACCTTCTCTTGATGCTGCACCACCTGAGCCACCAGGAACACCACTTCTTGCTGGACCAGGCGCACCTGATCCTCCTCCACCACCACCACCTAATGCAGTGATAGTATTTGATGAGCATCCAAAAACTGAATTGCTTCCAGGAGAGTTTCCACTCTCTCTCGGATTACTTCCACCAGCGCCAATAGTAACTGGAACTGTTGTAGCTGCTAAAGGAAAACAAGCTATATAAACAAGACCTCCAGCTCCTCCTCCTCCGCCCTCTGGGCCTCCGGCTCCTCCACCACCAACAACCACTAAACCCACTGTATTAGGGGCAGCGGCATTACCTTTAACATAATTACCAGTTGAAGTTATTGTTTGAATATTTTGTGCAACACATGTTGGGCCTGTGGCTGCGTTTGGAACTCCGATTACTCCACCATTAGACATAGCTAATTATACCTCCTAGCTTAACTCTTCATAGTTTATAGTGATGGTTGCGTCTGAATTTGCACCAGCACCAGCTTCGATGTTGTCGCCCTCTTCTAAATATAAGTTAGTATTTTTATCTATTACTATTAGAGTTGCATCTGCAGGGCATGATATTGTGCTTGCGATAGCAACAGGGGAACCGCCACTTTTAGTTATAAAAACTGAGATATCAACTGCGTTAGTACCGTCGATGTTTGCGACAATAATATTATTAATTTTAAAAACTTTTCCTGAAGAACTTGCGTTAGCAAGGATTTCATTTGTTAAAGTTGTTGTTAATGCTGCTTGAACAGATTTAGCTGTTATTGTTGCTACATTTACTAGATTTGGTGCTGCCATAATTTATTCTCCTATGCTCCTTTTAACCGAAAATTAAAGCCATTGCAATGGCTTTTCCTGTTGTTGCTGGTGATGAATCAAAGGTTAATTGGCCAACTGCCGTTGTGCCTGAACCTGTGATGCTATCTACCTTTAAAAATGTGCCTGCCGTTATATTTGAAGTAGGGAACTTAATTGTATAGCTCTGAGCGCTAGAGTGTGGGGGTGATTGTAGTTTAATCCCATGGCTGTTGGATTCACAATTAAGCTGCACAGTTCCTGGGTTTGTTGCACCCATAACTTCAATATTACCAGTCGCTTTTGGTCTTAATCTTAAACTAATATTTGTATCATCTCCAACTGCACCAATCTGTGCACCAGCACCTGTTGCAGCGTTTGTAATATCTATATGGTTTACTGCTGAACTAGTTGTTTCAAAAATTAATTGTTCTGCTCCATTTTCATCTCTGATACCATGAGCATCATCAAAATCTATCATGAAAGAGTTTGTATCTAGATTGCCACCTAATTGTGGTGATGTATCATCTACTACATCGCCCCCAAATGCTTGTGTGGTGATATTAGGGTTACTTGCATGATCTCCTCTAGCATACGCAAGAACAGTTTTACCACTACCTACTGTAGCACTTGTCCCCGTACCACTAGCATATTTAAAAACAACATTTTGTGATCCAGAAGTTGCATTTTTTAAAATGTAAAAATTTTGCACATCTAAAGGTATCGTGACATTTCTAGATGCTGTAAGTGATCCTGTAAATTCTATAATTCTGTGTGCGAGAGTCGCGCCAGTCGATCCATCAGATACTGAAAGAGTTGTATCTGAACCATCAGTTACTGCTTGTTGTGTAAAACCACCAGATATTTGTTCGATGATTTGTAAATTTGTATTTGTTTTTGTACCCCAAGTTCCTGCGTTTTCACCAGTTGCTTGAAGTTCTACACCCAAAGGGCTAAATGTTGATGCCATAAAAATTCTCCTACGCTGCTACATCATTATAACTTGTATTTGATCCAGTTGCAACATCCGAATATGTATCATTCGAACCCGTTGAAACATTGTTATAAGATGTATTTGAGCCAGTGTCAACATCACCATAAGCAAATATATCAACAGCCCCAATATTAAATGATGCAGATATACCCTCTAAACCAATGGTAATATCGTTTACAGTTACAGAGCCAATACTAGCGCTAAACGACTGACCTGTTAATCCAAGGGCCACGTCAGGAGCTGTTAAAGATCCCACACTAGGTGTAAGAACAAAAGGATTTGGTTGAACCAAAGCTCCTCCTAATCCTACGATAGATCCTTGACTTAATGATAAATCAAAACCTGATAAAACAACTGCTTCATTTGGAACAGTTACTGTTCCTAAAGTAGAGGTCATTTCTTGACCTGTTAAATCTGCCTCTTGTGAAGATGTTCCAGTGGCAGTCCCTTGACTTAAAGTCATGGATTGACCAGAAACTAATACTGTATCATTTGGTATTGTTACAGTGCCTTGTGATAAAGTTATGTCAAGACCTGTTACACCAACAGTCATGTCAGCTACAACAGGAGTTCCAAGTGCAGCTGTCATTGCACTTAAACTTAAACCTTGTGTAACATCATTTACAGTTAAAGAACCAACAGAGAATGTTGCTGATAAACTAGTTTCTATTACGACTGGTACAAAAGCCTCTCCTTGTGAGGACGTGATTTCTTGACCTGTTAATCCTATGTTAACATCATCAACTGTTACAGACCCAATAGAAGATGTTATTGATAAACCTGTTAAAGAAATTGTTTGATCAGAAAGATCACCCCAGCCACCATCACCACTCCAAGCTTGTGCACCCCAACCTGTTTTTAAAGTTTCAGCGCTATTCCAATTAGCCTGTCCGTAGGTTAATCGGCCCCATCCTGAAGTCACCGACATGGCTGACCCCCTATGCTAATCTGATTATTGCTGCTGTAGCGTTGTTGTCTGGAAACTCAATTTTAAAAGTTCCATTACTTGCAGTCTTGTCACCACCAAAAGCTATAACTGCAACAGCATCAGTAGTTCCAGAACCACCATCTGTTGTTGTGTTATAAATCATAGCACCATTTGCAGTGAAAGAAGCAGAATTGTAAGTTACGTCTCCGAAATCTGTAAATGCAGTTGTGCTTGTTAAACCAACTCCACTGTTAGTTAAAGTTGCACCTCCTGCAGTATAAGCAGTCCCCGATGTATTTGTAATTTCATTTGAAGTAGAATAGTCAGTTGTACCTGCACCTAGAGATGCTGAACTTGTAAATAATGCAAGTTTAAAAGTGTGACCACCTGAAGATTCAAAACTGTGTTTACCTTGTAAAAGTTCTTGTTTAAAACTTGAACATATTGCCGATGTTATTGCCATAA